ATGGCAGTAACAATCAACGCAACAGCGGGCGACGCAAGCGCCAACAGCTACATAACGCTGGCTGAGGCTGACGCTTATGTTGAGGCAATGGTGCTGAGCACCGATGCTGCCAAGTGGGACACAGGGACTGACGACACGCGTAATCGAGCGTTAGCAGCAGCAACGCAGCGCCTTGATCGTGAGCGTTTCTTGGGCGCACGGGCAACAGATACGCAGGCATTGCAATGGCCGCGTACTGGCGTTCGCAAGCCTGACACTTATGTCAACACCTATGCGACGGGCTTCCCGTTTCGTATTTCAGAGGATTATTTCACCGACACCGAAATCCCTGATCAGATTAAACGCGCTCAGATCGAGCTAGCGGTTTATCTGCATAACAATGTTGACGGCATCAGCCTGAGTGGCCTGAACGATTTTAAGAACGTCAAAATCGGCAGCCTTGACGTTACGCCGGACAAAACTGGCGCTGTTGGTGCTGATCATGTTCCGCCGATGTTTGAAAGGTACTTGACGAGCCTTAGAATTAGTGGGCCAGGAAATGTCGCCATCCGAAGGAGCTAGTCATGGGTTATGGGTACGCGCCGACTAAGGCGACCATTATCACGAACACATCAGCCCAGACTGGCCGATTCGTGAAAATCATGGCGCTTGAGGATTCGGTGATTGCATCGATGACATCCTCTGCGATCACTGAAAACGGATCGTCAACGATCAATGCGATCAACTTCAATACGTCTGCTTGCATTGAAGGTCTTGAGATTACGAGCATTACGCTGACGAGCGGCACTGTCGTTGCTTACGAAGCCTGATGAGTATCGCCAAAGCTCTGGAGAGAACGGCCACCAAGGTCATTGCCAGGCTCGGCGGTGATGTAACGATTCGCTACGTTACGACTGGTGCTTACAACACGACGACTGGCGCTGCGTCGGAAACGGTGAGCGATATTAACATCAAAGGTGTTGTTCAAGACGTGACCAAGGCTGAGGTCAACGATCTAATTCAGGCTGAGGACCGCCGGTTGATTGTTGCTGCCAACGATTTGGCGACAGCGCCTGGGACGAAGGATCGCGTTGTGATTAGCACTGTTGTTTATCAAATCATCAGTATTAACACGATTGAGCAAGACAACACGCCGTTGACTTATGAGTTGATTTTGAGGTCTTGATATGGCGCAGCAGATCAAGCTTTCGCATGTTGGCAAGTATGTCGAAGGCAAATACAACAAGCTGATCACTGCAGCCGTTGCCGAGACTTACAAGTCGTTGGTGCAGAAAAGCCCGGTCGATACCGGGCGTTTTCGAGCTAGCTGGGCTGTCGGTGAAAACAACGCACAGTTTCAAGGCGAGCCAGCAAAGAAAGGGTTTTATCCGCCACCAAGTCCTGAGCAGCCAAGGAAAATTGGTTATGCCAAGGAAAAGGCTGGCAACACTTACGTCATTTACAACAATCTGCCGTATGCAGAAAAGCTTGCGACTGCAGCCCCTGGCAGTGGTAGCAAGCAGGTTACGCGATACGATCCAACACGTCGGGTTACAACTTGGGGAACGCCTGGCAAAGGCAGCAGTATTCAGACCGGTGGCCCTGGCTGGGTTGAAGCTACTTCCAAGCGTGTGCAGCGCTTGATTCCTACGCTTGCGGCACGGATTGAGGCAGAGTCATGAGCAGCACTTACAACGACGTTAGGGCTGCGATTGAAGGTCGCATTGCTACTGAAATGGCAAATGCGCCTGTCATTCAGGTTGCTTACGCCAACGTTCCATTTACACCTCCTGACGCCGACAGCTGGATTCAGGTGCAAATGCAGTTTAACGATAACGAGTATTTCACCTTGCAGGCTCCAACGACTGGGTTTAACCGTCAAACCGGCGTTGTTGTGATTGATATTTTTACCGCTATCGGTGTTGGCACTGGTGCTAACTATACTATTGCAGAACGAGTGAAAGATTTATTTGACAGGGTTACTGTTAGCAACATCACTTTTGATGCTGCGTCTGGTCCAACAGTGATTCAGCCGGGTGCGCCGGAGGCTTATTTTCAAACTCAGCTGAGCGTGACCTTTGACGCCTACTTACAATAAACTGGTGAAAGCCGTTACCGTTCATCACTATGGCTACTGTTTTGTCCGGTACTGCCGGCGCCCTGTATTACAAGCCTGCTGGCACTGACGCATCGTTCGTTGAGTCTGATGTCACCGTTGCCAGCGACACAATCACTGTTGCCACTTACTTGAATTTTCAAGTAAACGACAAAGTTCAATTCCGTGTTGACGACGGATCCGGTGGATCTGGCACTGGCACTTTGCCTGCCGGGATTACTGCCGCCACGGATTATTACGTCATTTCCTACGCCGCATCGACTGGTGTGCTGCAGGTTTCTGCGACTTTGGGTGGCTCTACCATCACGATCACAGATGACGGCACGGTTGCTGCCCCGAACGTTTTTAAGGTTGAATACGCTGATTTCCAGTCAGTCGGTGATGTTCGTGAATGGAGCTTTGAAGTCACTCGCGATGAAATCGACGTGACCACAATTGGCGGCACGCTTGGTCAAAGCGCACCATTTAAGAGCTACATCACAGGCTTTGCTGATGGCACTGGCTCTTGCACGGTTTACACCACTGATGATGAGACAACGATTGCAAGCCGTCTTGTTGAAGACGTACTGCAACGCAAGCAGACCGGTGTGAAGTTCAAGCTTTACACTGACCTGACGCTGTCGTCTGGTTCGCCTGACGATACTGCTAGCACTTCGATTGAAATGCCTGCAGTGCTGACAACAGCCAATTTCACCGTCAATCCTGACGATGCTCAAGCTGTTGAGGTCAGCTTCCGTCCGTCTGCAGCGCCTACTTTCGACTTTGATCGTTCCTGATAATTCTTGTCAGCGCTTGTTGCCCTCGGCTTGTGTCGAGGGCTTTTTTATGTGTAAAGTGTCAACAAATAGCGAGTAATTCGTGCCTAGCGCTCTCGATCGGCTGAAAAAAGCTGCAAATCTGCGGCCAGTCAAAAAGGTTGTGACTTTGCAGGACGGATCAACGTTTGAGTTTTGGCGCACGCCTTTGACGATGGCTGAGCGTGAGCGCGCGCAAAAGGGCACCAAAGATGATGTGAACGCATTTGCGTTGCAGCTGCTGATTTTAAAAGCACAAGACGAAAACGGAACGCGACTGTTTAGCGCCGGTCAAGCAGCAGAGCTAAAGCATGAAGTGCGTGACGCCGATCTGCAGACGTTGATGCTTGCGGTGATTGAAGACGATAGCGAAGAGGCTGTTGACCCAAAAGGCTGAAAGCCGAGCTGAAAAAGGACAATCTGCTCAGGCTGCAACTGGGTGTCGCGAAAGAGCTTGGATATACGTTGGCGCGATTAACGCATGAGGTAACGCTAGAGGAGTTGATGATTTGGTCGGCGTATTTTGGCTTGTTAAATGATGAGCAAGAGGCCGAAATGAAAAAGGTGAGGCGTAGGCGCTAAAGTTAAACGGTGATGGTGACAGGGTATGGCAATTGCACGGGTTGGCGTTGAGCTAGTCACAGGCCGTGCGGTTGCGGCTGCAAAAAAATTGCAGCAAGGCGTTGGCAAGGTAGAAGCTGCAGTTAAAAAGCTCATCCCTACAAACAAGAAGGTAGAGAAGAGTTTTCGCCAAATGGGCGACAACGTAAAGAAATTTGGGAAGCAGATTGAGAAGGCTTTAGATGCTGCTTCGCGAAAGGCAGATCGTTTAGGCAAAAAATTAAAATCAGTTGGCAAATCTAGGGCTGGCCGTGGCGTGGCTGCTGCCGGTGCTTTCGGTGCATTGCCAGGAGCCGGCGCTGTTCAAGCAGTAAGTGCAGGCGCTTTGGCTGGCGGCCCTATTGGTGCTGCAGCGGCTGCCCTTGCATTGTTCGCAGCTAGTTCAATCAAGGCGGCAGGGGAGGCTACTAAATTTGCCGCTGAAGTGCAAAAGCTAGAAATAGCTCTTAGGAATGTTGCAGGCCCTGAAGCGCCGCGAGCACTGCAAAGCATTCGCGATGTAATTGATGATTTCAACGTTCCAATTAAAGACGCAACAAAAGGGTTTACATTGCTTGCGGCGTCAAGCAGCTCTGCTGGGTTTAGTGTTGGTGAAACAGAGAG